TGCCTGCCGCTTATGCTGACCACGGGTGACTTTTCGCACGCGACGTTTATGAACGGCCGGTTCGCATATAACGAGGCCAGGGCCTTCTGGAAGGATGAGCAGGAGCTGGTAGTCAGGCCCTTAGTGCGAAAGATGTGGCTATGGAAGATCCGGCAGCTGATCGATCGCAATGTCCTGACAAATAGGGACGACTGGCAAAATCACCAGATATACATGAAGCGATGGCCCTACGTGGACCCGTTCCGCGAGGCCCAGGCCGATAAGATTCATCTGGAGAACGCCACGTCCACGAGGACGGGGATCGTCGCCCGCAACGAAGGGACCGACTGGTCGGAAGAGGTATGGCCGGTGCGGGTCAAAGAAGAAAAAGAAATTACCGATAGCGGTATCGTCCTGTCACCGAAGAAACAGAACAACCAAACCAACGGAGGGCAAAAATAATGCCTTTACAAGAAATCAAACAATTCTCACCGCAGGAGCTCGAAGAGATGGGGGCCGACCCGTTCATATTCAATCAGCCCGGCCTGGTCGAATTCGCAGCCGACGATCGGAAGAACCAGGTCCGACTGACTCTTTACGACGGCAGTATAGTTTCGCACTGGTACTGGGGCAACCTGGCGTTCGATCTGGCAACAATGAAGATGGCGAAGAAACGCAACCCGGTCCTTTACAGTCACGATGTGGACCAGAGGATCGCAGTAAGTCAGAAGGCCAGCTTCGAAGATGAGTTTATAATGGAAGGTGACTTTCTAAAGGCCTCGGAGATCGCCGGCCAGGTAAAGGACCAGATCGAAGAGGGGTTCCCGTTCGAGGCGTCCCTGCGATTCGATCCGGCCAGGAGTAAAATAGAAAACGTTGCCGAGGGCCAGACGGTAGAGGTGAACGGTCATCAGCTAAAGGGGCCGGGTACGGTGGTCAGGAACGCTGTAATTATGGAAGGAAGTATATGTGTTTTCGGGGCGTTGAAAAATACGGCCTCGAAGGCATTTGAACTCGCGAGATTTATTATGAATAAGGAGAATAATCAAATGGCAAACGAATCGAAAACTAAGATGACCGTCGAAGAGCTGACGGTCGATAATTTCGCCGAAATCCTGCCGGAGATCCATCAGAAGATTTTCGATAAGGGCAAGGCCGAAGGCGAGAAGGCCGAGCGCGACATATTTACCGAGCTCAAGAGTATCTGCGGGGATGACACCGCCCTGCTCGTGCAATGCTTCGCCGAAGGTAAAACGGTCGCCGAGACCTCGGCCATGCTGGTAGCCAAGACAAAGGCCGCCAACCAGGAGCTGCAAACCAAACTTGCCGCCGCTGAAAAAAAGAAGATCGATCCTGCCGTCCAGGAATTTTCCGACCAGGGCACCCCTCCGGGCACCGAGGGTAAGTTCGAGGAAGCCAAGGCGACGGACGTTCAGCTCAAAGAGCATTACAGTAAGGACCAGGACCTGCAGGATGAGTTCACATGCGCCGATGCTTACATTGCTTCGGTAAGACACCCGGCCGATTAAAGTTCAGAGCCAAAGCGTATTTTTTAAAAGAATAAAATAATTACTTATCAAGGAGATATATTATGGTTTTATCAGCAAATACAACGTTGTCCTTCATTCGGGGCGAGCAGTCTCAGGCTCCGGTAAAAGGCACAACCACAATTTACGAGGGCGGGATACTGGGTCTGACCAGCGGATACGCCCGCGAGCTTGTTGCCGGCGATTTATTCATAGGGCACGCTCTGGAATATATCGACAATTCATCCGGCTCGGACGGCGATTTATATGTTAAAATTATGAGAGGTACTTACCGGCTGCAGGTCACTCTTTCCGGTGTTGCTATAACGGACGTCGGCGGGCGTGTTTTCGCATCGGCGGACGATACCCTGACTTTAACTCCCGGCTCCAATTCGATGGTCGGTGTAGTCGCCAGATACGTCACTACCGATACCGCGATAGTGGAATTTCAGACTTCCGCTGTAGCGGAACTTGCAAGCGACTTGACGGCACTTCTGTCGAATATGGCGACGGTAAGCGGGGCCAGTGACTTTACCGTTCTGCAAAGCGATATCACAGCTCTTAAAAGCGATGATGTTGTGATCAAAAGTGATGTAGTGGAGGCTTTAAGCTCCATGACCGTAAATGATTCGGATACGGACACCAATACATCCGATATTGTTGTAATCAAGAGCGATATCACCGCCAACGACAGCGATATCACAGTAATCAAGAGCGATATCACCGCCAACGACAGCGATATCACCGCCAACGACAGCGATATCACAGTAATCAAGAGCGATATCACCGCCAACGACAGCGATATCACCGCCAACGACAGCGATATCACGACCCGAATTAGTGATATGAAGGTAGCAATATCGGATGCTATAGTTGCATTTGATGCCGGCGATGTTGCAAACGCAAGTGATCTTGCAGTAACTATTGATGAGGTGTTGACCGCATTCAGCGATGCACTGGGATAATCGGATAATATGAGAATAGTCCATTTCGCACAATTCGGGCCAAGGGCCTGCGGTCTTTACGAGACCGTCAAGGATATTATCCTGGCCGAACGGAAGCTGGGCGTCGATGCCCGGCTTGTTGACTGCGACGGCATCGAAAATGTCCGGGTCGGATTAAAAGACGGTGAGATAACGACCGACGATCCGGAGATTTGTTTAGATGCCGATTTATTAATCAGACATACGGCGATACCGGTAAAATATCATAATATCGGCAAGCCTGTTGTCATGTGCCTTCACGGCCGGCCTGATTCGACTTTCAGGCTCTCGATTGATAAAAAAGAAGCGTTAATTCAGGCGATATCTAACAAGGCATCTGATGCGCGTTATAAGGCGTTCATAAGTTTCTGGCCCGAATTTGAAACTGCCTGGCGGTCGCTTGTCGGAGATAAGCTGCATGTAATACCAGCGCCGGTTGACCTTGATTATTATACCGGCGGCGAGAATAAGAAGTTTTCCGGTTCGCATAAGATATTAATTGCCGATATCTGGCGTGAAGATATTACACCTTTGAACAGCATTTTCGGAGCCGCCAGGTATATCGACAAATATGATCCGACGGCGAAGATACATATAGTCGGTATTCCTACGGATGAAAAAAGAATGAGGGCCCTGCGGCCTTTTTTGAACGGTCTGAAAAATTACATAGGCTCGGTTGCCGGTCACATGAAAGATATACGAAACTGGTATAAATCATGCGATTGTGTTGTGACGCCGCATACCATAGCGACGAGGGTGGTCAGGGAATCACTCGCAGCGGGGCTGCCGGTAATCGCCGGTGCCGACTGCAAATATACCGAATTCAGGGCCGATCATGCAAGCCCCGACAATATCGCCTCAATGATTGACATGGCCTTGAAGGATAATAAATCATCCGAAAAAGCGCGGCGATGTGCCGAAATGGAGTTCGATTCGCTTCAGACTGCGGGCAAATTGATAGTTTTATGCGAGCAGGTTTGTTCCGGAAAAACGGAAAATAGAAAGATTTTTCTGGATATCGGCGGTCATTTGGGCGAGACGGTCAGGCGTTTTTATCGCGAGAGGCCGGATGCATCCGAGTACGAGATATACAGCTTCGAGCCGGACCCGGAAATATTTGGGAAAATGTTCGATACAATAGGTGCAATTCCGAATGTCACCTGTATTAATTCGGCCCTTGCGGAAGGAGATTGCAGACGTAAAATGCACAAGGGCAGGATAAATGACGGTGAAGGCAGCACTCTTTTCGATGGCAAGCTGACCGGCGGACTGCAGGGACAAATCGATATTCGTGCAATAGATATAAGGAGATTTTTCGATTCTTTGGGCGATTTCGATTACTGCATCGTCAAAATGAATATCGAAGGCGGCGAGTACGAGCTTTTGCCGTATATGGTAGAAACTAATCTGATGAGCAGAATTGACGAGCTATATGTCCAGATGCATTCGCTTAAATTCGATTTATCTCACAGAATCGAGATGGACAAAATCGAGCTTCAGTGGCTAAAGGATATACGGAATTGCTCTACTATAATTTTTTCGACTACGAAAGGAATGGCAAGTTTTGGACATTCTTGACAGTCATAAAGGTCGCCGTATTGACGGCGAAAAAACTATTTGTGAAGTCCACAGGACAATGGCGGACCTGCTGATTATCCGATTGCAGGACCAGCCTGCGATTCTCGATGAGATCATGCCTCATTTAAACGAGGCGTATAAGATGGGTATTAAACTTGTCCTGACCCTTATCGAGCGGAAGATAAAACTACCGGACTGGGAAAAGAACAATGTGGCGATTGCCATTGAACTAAGAAAACAACGAACCAGACTGGTAAAGGAACTCAATGAAACTGGCTATTGTTTATAATCCGAACGATAACAAACTGCTTTCATCGGCTTATTCATGGACGTACCGTGATATGTTTCTGGCTATTCTTGAAAGGTTCGCGCCTGTGCTCCATGTTACAGAGGCCTGCGAGGCGACTTCGATTGAGGCCGATGCGATTTTGTTCTATGATGTGCACAGTTCGCATCATATTGAGATCGAAGGAATTGAAAAGCATCCGGCCGTCAAGCTGGAATATTTCAATGATCCTCATCAGAAAGAGCAGGCAGGAACATATCGTTCGACGGGCCAGAAATTTCACAAGCTCGGGCCCGAGCAGAGATGCAAAAGGGCTATAAAAAGAGGTGTACGATATATTATTTGTCCGTATAAAAACGGCTACGAAAAATATATTAAACCTTGTGCCGGTGATATCGAGCTTATCTGGTCTCCGATAGCTCCTAAAAACAGGATAGAAAGGCCTTTGCCTTTATCGATTAGAGAAGCAGCTTCTGTTGCCGGAACCGGCCATTTATGGCAGGGAGAGAACGGGTTTAGGCCTTACGAATTTCGTAACTGGGCTTATAAACAGCCTCAAATAACTTATCTGGAGCATGGCATCAATAGTCGGACGCCGAAGGGAATTTATTATCAGGCGTTTTTGTCCCGGTTTGCCGGTGCGGCGGCTTTCTGCGACTGCTATGTAGTTCCCAAGTATCTGGAGATTCCGATGGCAGGCTGTGTGTGTTTTTGTCAGATGCACGATGAATATACCAGGATGGGCTTCGTGGACGGTGTAAATTGCATTGCAGTAAATCAAAAGAATTTCAACGAGCGGGTCAAAGAGTTTTTGGCCGATCCGTGTAAATATCAGTCGATAGCCGATGCGGGAAGAAAACAGGCACTTAACTATACCGCAGATAAATTCGCGGATAAATTATATGAATTTTTAGTTAGCATTATTTGAAATTTTAATAATGGGTTCTGCTCGAAACCGGCCAGTGGAGGGCGGACGTAAGAATAATAAAACGGCAATTGGGTGCCCAATCACTCAGTTGCCGTTTTTTTATTGCCCGGAAAAATCTTTTTTTTAAGGAGAATATAAAATGAGATATATAACAGCATCAGGAATCCGCGGCGAGTTCTACATGGCCCTTGAAAGACTTCGGGCTTTGTGGCTCGAAAGGCTTACCTCAAGGTTCGATAGTAATTCAGCCGCGGAAATTTACGCATGGCTCGGGACCCCTCCGGGACTTACCGAGGTCAAAGGCGAGGACAAGGGCGAAGAGCTGCCCGAATACTCACTGACCGTCCGAAACAAAACGTTTCAGGGCGGTATCGAATTCAAGCGGGAAGATCTGGAAAGAGATAAGACCGGAAACATAGCAATGACGAGGACCCGTGAATTC